GCGAAAGAACGCATGGAAGGCCTCCGGTTGCCGGTGAGCGCCTTCCTTGGCCTAGAAACGATTTCAGACCAGACTACCAGAGCCGGAATTGGTGTCAAGAGGGATTTGACTCCCCTCCCGGCAGCGGGCCGATGGGTCGCCAGTACGCTATGCCAGCATCTTTTGTTGACCAGCTTTCCGCCGTCCTGCTCCAGTAGCTCAAATGATTGCCGATGTCGGTTGAACCATCTGTCAGCACTAAGTAACGCCCACTGGTCACCGGCTTCTCCTCCGGCCACTTACGCCAGCGGAGCTGGTCACGCAAGCCAACTATCTCATTTTCGGCACAACATACGCAAAGATGCTCGGATGCAATCTCAACAAACCAAGACTCATGCTCAACTAATAAAGACTTGCACTTATCGCAAAACCACAAGCCATTTTCTGCGATCACTTGTCACCTCCCGGCAGCGGGCCGATGGGTCGCCAGTGGGTGGCGTTTAAGATTTCCCAATGAGCAAATGGATATATTGAACAACACAGATGCGGGAATGAGTTGTTAGCTAGAATGAGTTGGCAGTGCTGTTCAGCTTCCGGCTTCTCCTCTGGCCATTTGCGCCAGCGAAGTTGATCACGCAGCTTGACCAACTCGTCTACAGCATGGTCGAGCAAAATCCAGTTTTCAGGCTGAATTCCAGACAGCCCCCAACCCAGCTTTCTGCCGTACTTTTCTAGTGACGACCACACTTCGTCCTGAAATGCCGATAATTCTGATTCATACCTGTTGCTCATCACTCACTCTCCTCTTGTAATACTTCAATAATGCACGACTTAATCACCGCAATTTCGTCGGCGTTGTCGGTTTTCGTCCACGCAGAAATCAGCGACATGACATCACTCAAAGTTTGCTCCTTCATCTCTCACCTCCTGCGTTGGGCCTTTATTACGGCATCATGTTTAACGATTTCACAAAATCACAGACCATCGTGGCGCATTCTCGGCACACCCAATAATCAACATGCAGTTGTGGCGAATCCTGAAACCTCCAGCGTTTTGTTTGCCTGTAAACACGGCAGGCAAAACACTCCCGCATTGAAACCGCTGGATTGTCTATTTCATAATCTGTTTGTTTGTGGTCGCTCATTCCGCTAATCTTGTTAAAAATAGCCTGCATTTCTTCGGGTATATCAACGCCAGAATGACGCATATACCACCGAACAATCCGACGAAGTTCTTCGTTTTGCGCCTCGCATTCGGCAATGTGCTTGCTTAAACTAGCCTCATTTGGCGGCAAATGATTGCCGCAAGACTGCATAAGTCGCCTTTCATTTAACGCCTCCATTGATTCAGGACTTAGTGGAGCAAGCTTGCAAAAATCCTCGATAGTTCCCTTATTCATGATTTCACCACCTTTCTGACAATGTCCTTCTCCCAGACCCACTCACGCTTGTCGTTTGCACTTGGCCCCTTCGTAACGAGGTATTGCCATATGATAACCGTGTCGTAGCTGGCACCCGGATCGGCGTGTTTAATGACACCGCACACGGTGAACTGTTCGGTCACCTTGACCTCCTGCCCACGCACGATGCCTGAAAACTGAACCTCAACAACATCGTCAATTTGATATTTCATTTGATATTGCCCATCCTCCCGCAGCTCCGAGACAAGGTGGCTTGCATCGCGGTCAGACATACTCTATCTCCTAAAAATTTATATCGCTTGCTTTCACGGCCCCCCCCCTGACCTTTTTGCACTTCTTTCCAAGCCAGCACGCATAAATCGGGAAATCCAAAAATGGGATGCGTGCACTAGTGGAAAGAAGTGAAAGAAGGGGTAAATATTATTATTATTCCCTTATTTTTAAGCCTTTTTCCGCTTAAACTTATTTCCCAAAATACCTTGGAAAGAAGTGGAAAGAAGTGGCAAAAAGTAAAGCCTCCTATGCTTTGCAAGTTTCCACGCACACTCATTCAGCCCATAATAAGTCTATGCTCGAATATAAATCACTATAGGCCTGCCTGATGTTTTGTTTGAGCTCTCTTCAATTAAATCGGAATCTAGAAGATGATTGATCGCCTTTTGCATATCTTGTGAACTCATTCTGGTTATCCTTAATAGCTTGGCTTTACTGATGCCATCAGGTCCATGGCTTGATATGCACTTAAAAAGCCTGCTGGCGCACTGGGTGACCCACGATTCCGACAGGTCATCCTGGACCATTTGCCGCATGTTGGAGCCCATCCAGTCGACCAATTGGATGGCAAAAAGGACGTCTCCTGACTCGATTTCCCATTCCGCGGTGGGTGATTCGCACCTGTCCGCGGCTATGAGCAGGGCCAGTTTGACGACGTTCTGGGCCTGCCTGGTGTAGATGAAAGCGGACAGGTCCTGCTGTCGGAGGCCGCGCCTTTTTGCGTGCAGCCATTCGGTGGTTTTTTCGCGCAGGACCTCTTCTGCCTGGGGGGTGAACTTCCAGTCAACCCGTGGGTCAGGTGTGCCGCTGGGGCCAATCTGGGTGTTGCTGGGGCTCCAGTTTCGCCATGCGCGTATCTGGCTGGACAGGCTTGCCGGGACGATGAAATCGTTGAGCGGATTGGCGGAATCCGCCTCATCGTTGCCCCTGAACAGGAGGCAGCGTGGAAGCAGTCCGCCCTCCACGGATTCGGTGTCCATGGCGGAGGCCAATTGCTGGGGCGTGGTTGACCCGAACAGGGTGACAAAGGGGGTGGCCTCGATGGTCTGGTTTTTCTTTTCATCGCTGTACACGGGTGGCGTGTAGGACCCGCGGCCGTGGGTGTAGAGCTCGGTGAGCAGGGTCACCAGGCGTGCGGTATACCCGTTGCCGTTCTTCATCCCGGCCTTGAGGTATGCGGCCATCTCATCAGCCCTGATGAGGCGGATATTGCCGTGCTTCAGGGCGGTCAGGAGCCCTGAATCGGAGTGGGGCATCCCGATGGTGGCGCCGTGCAGGATGGCGTCCAATGGTTTGGGCGGGTCGGTGGCTTCGAGGATGCGCCTGACGGCAATCTGGCTGGCGTTCTTCCCTTCTCCGGTGTTGCAAACGCACAGGCAATAGATATTGGCCATGGTGCGCCTGGCTGTGACGCGGGTGTTGAGGCAGATGGACATGACCGCCAGGGCTGCGGCGAGGGAAAACGCCGGTTGGCGCATGTGTTCAGAGGCCTCGATGGCCTTGATGGTGGTATCCATGATGCCACCGGGGCGGAATCCCCGGGGGATGTCCATGTCGAATTCGGGCTCGGGCTCAACCGATTCCTCATCAGGTTCCGGCGCGTGGTCCATGTCCGCGAACAGTTCAGGCCGGAAGTTGACCAGGGCGGCATCATGGTGGGCGTGCATGCGCTGGTCCATGCGCCCCCATTGGTCCGGCGGTGTCAGCTTGTGGATGATGTCAAAGGTGCTGTAGGACTCCATTGCCTCGAATGGTTGCCAGTTGGGCGTGAAGACGGTGAGTCGCGGGTAACCAAATCGGTGGGCCAGATCATGGGTGGCCCCGTGCCGGCTTTCCGGGTGGTTCCATGTGGCTGATATGCCGTTGGTCTTCCCGGGGCGTATCCAATAGGTGACATCATCGACGGTGTGGGAGACGGTGCCGCCGGATTCAGCCAGCATGTCCATGGCGATGGTGTGCCAGTAGGTGGAGCAGTTGACCCAGACAGTCACGCCATGGTCGGTGACCTCCGAGCATTCAGCCGGGATGGCGGAAGTGCCATCCTTGGCGGAGTCACGGCGTTGCCATGACCTTCCGGGGTGGGCGTCAAGGATGTCGATCAGCCATTGCGGTGGTTCCGGCAATTCCTCGGGCCGGCAATTGAGCTCCATGTCTTCGAGCCAGACATATGGGCCATTGCGCGTCATGGATGGGGGGATGATCACATACCCATTGGTGGCCCGGGTGTCGACCTTCCCGGCAAGTTTCCCCGCGGTGCTGTTCCACCGGTTGGGGGATGGCTGGCGGAACCAGTAGTGCCGGCCACCGCGGGGAGTCAGGGTGATGGCCCCGCAATCCATCAGGCTGGCGGCACCATCCTGATTGCGTGGCCACGGGTTGGGATCACCTCCATCGAGGGTGTCCACGTCCACCACGATGGCGGTGCCCGGGACGGCGATTGCCCAGTTGCATTCCGGGTATTGGTGGAACCACTGCTCCACCTGCGACATGTCGGTGGTGGCATCGTGGAAACCACGCTTTGTCAATGGCCCCTTGTCCATGCGAACGCATGGGAAAACGCTCCAACCGAACCCGGTGAGGGTCTCAAGAACTTCAAGCATCGTCTGATTCCTTTCAGTCAGAAGGGTAAATCGTCGAGAGATTCGGCAACGGACTCCAGTCCGGAGAGCTCCACATCCGGTTTTTCGCCGACAACGTGGTCGACCACCTCGGGGTACTTCTTGTCGCGCCACGTCCTGACGGTGATGGACGTGGTGGGGGCGATGCCGCCCAGCTCAAAAATACGGACGGCCTGGTTGACTGATTCCGGCATCGGGTCATTGGACCGCTTGGCCCACCACTTCTCAGCCTTGGACAACGCGAACCCATCGTGCTCGATGCAGACCCAATCGACTCCCGCTGGCCTGCGCCTGACACTGGTGATTGATACCGGTGATTCCCCCGGCCTCCAGTAGGAGACCTTCAGCACGGGCATTCCGGACTTGCCCATGTGGCGTTCCCATGTGGTGTCGCCAATCTCGATCGCCTCGTCCTCGAAGACCTTGCCGGAAGACAGGACAGGCGCGTCGCTTGGCTTGTCCTCGTGCTTGTCATCCTGATGCTTGGGCGCGGTGGGCAGGTCGCCGCCGCAGTTGGGGCAGACCGACATGGACAGGTGGCACTGCTCGGAGCAGTGGGGGCAGGTCTTCTTGGGCGCCTCGCCTCCACCATTTCCCCTGGTGCCGCTCTTGGCGGTGATGAGGTCAACGGGCCCGTGTGTGATCAGGAGGTTGCCATAGTCGAGGATGGCGCAATCCCCCTTGGCCTGATGGAGCCTCAGGCCACGTCCGACCATCTGGACAAACAGACCGGCGCTCTTGGTCGGACGCATCAGGGCGATGACATCGATGTTGGGCACATCCAGCCCCGTGGTGGCCACCTCGCAATTGACGAGCCAGCGGATGGAGCCACCCTTGAAGGCAGACAGGATGTACTGCCGTTCCAGCGGTGGCGTGCCCCCGTGCAAGCTGGCCACCGATTCACCGCGGGACTCAAGAGTCGACCTGACGGACTCCACGTGCTCCAGATCCACGCAGAAGATGATGCCGGTGCGCCTTCCCTGCGACCTCGCCAGCATGTCATCCACTGCGCGATCCACCAGGCCACCGAAGCGCATGGCCCGTGAAAGTTCCCCGGTGATGAACTCACCGCCACGGGTGTGGACGCCGGACAGGTTGGCCCGGGCATCCGACTTTCCCACACGGGAAACCAGATTGCACAGGTATCCCTTCTCAATGGCTTCACGGATCCCCAGCTCGTAGCAGATACCGTGCAATGGCCCGTCCGGTGTGCAGATGGCCCCGGTGTCCAGCCGGTAGGGGGTGGCCGTCAGGCCCACAACGCGCAGCCTGGGCGTGATCACCTTGGCGGTGTCGATGATCTGCCGGTACATGGTGTTGTCGTTGGGGCTGATCAGGTGGGCCTCATCGATCACCAGCAGGTCGCGCCTCTGGAAGTTGGCCACCCCGAACTTGTGGACGGACTGCACCTGGGCGATCAGGACATCCTGCTCGGTGTCGCGGACTCCAAGCCCCGCGGAGTGTATGCCGACCTTGCCGATGGGCAGGAGTGCCTGCGCCTTCTCCGCGTTCTGGCGGATGAGCTCCAGTCGGTGGGCCAACACCAGCACCCTGCCGCCCCAGGACACCACCTGCCGGCACAGTTCACCGGCGACGATGGACTTACCCGTGCCCGTCGGCAGGACAATGCAGGGATTCTTCCCCGGGTTCTCCTTCATGTAGGTCCACGCCGATGCCACCGATGCCGATTGATAATCCCGCAGTTCCACGTGTCAATCCTTTCAGCCTGAGGTTTTCCTCGTACTCGTCCTGAAACTCGCGCATGGCGAGCTTCTCCTTGACAATCAATCGCCGACACTCGGCGACCAGTGTCCGAATGGTTTCCCGCGGGCCCGGCTCCAGGGATGACGCGAACAACAGGATTTTCCTGAAGTCCTCGTCCACCAGAGGGAACTGGCAAGGGGATGGGAACACCTCCGGCAGCAGGTGCAGGCGGTGCGGGTCGTATGGGTCTTCGGTGGTCATTGGGTTGCCCTCGTTAGCCGATGAATTGCTCTTTGGGAGGCAGATAGCGCAGCGCTTCTGGTGCCACGATGTCCGGGGTTGAGTACACGGGTTGCCCTGGGTAACCACGACGCCTTGGCGAATGCTTGAACAGGTTCGACTTCTCGTAGTACGGGATGCCGAGCTTCTTGCATTCAGCCTCAAGGTCATCGACCCACTCGCGTGGCGGCGACCAGTCCGGCGTCTGGTTTGATCTCGATGCGCCACCGATCACGATCCAGTTGAAGACCTCCAAGTTCTTGAACTTGAGAGGCTCAATCATCGGTTCGATCGACAGCCACTTCACCTTGGCGTTCACCTTGGCGAAGGCCTTCTCGGCGTTGGCCACTCTCGCCTGACAGTCCACCGAGGTGCCGGCCCAAACATTATCAGGCAGGTCAAACTCGGACATCCTTGACGGGAACTTGGTAAGCATCAGGAAGTTCCACTGCGGAGACTTCCGGATTGAATCAAGCACCGCCTCAATCCATTCCGCTGGCACCCATTTGCCGAAGATGTCGGCCATCGAGCCTGTGAACACGTTCTTGTGTCCCATCCACTCTTTGGCCTTTTCCTCCGGGAACTTCTGGTGCTGTGGCGCGGCCAGCCTTCCTGGTCGCAGCGCCGGTTTGAATCCGTCAGGAAATGCAGTGGTTCCGGCGAACCGTTCGGCAATGTCCCTGGCGTAGCAATACGGGCAGTTATGCTGGCACCCGGTTATAGGGTTCCAGGACCACAGCGCCCATTCGATGGAGTCATTATCCTGGGCGTTGAATCCTGAAACGTCATTCCGCGCCAGGGCTTCGGCTTTCTGTTCGGCCGTCATCTTTTCCCATTGCTCGATGGTGATGGAATCAGACTTGGCCGGCGCGGCCTTCACTGGTTCGGACACCGGCAGGGAAACCCGCGGCTGGATGATTTCCGCGGCGCGCCTGGCCACCTCAGGAATGGCGGCCTTTTCAGGGTTCTTGATTACTTCAGCCGCGGCGCTGATTGCCTGCTTAGTGACAGCGCCCGCCAGAAATTTCTTCTCGACACCCTGGGCGCCGTTTGCTTCGACGGTTCGGATGTCTCGCAGTAGCCTGGCGTTGTTCTCGACGGTTGCCCGCGACACACCAAAATCTTCCGCCACCTTCGCCGCTGTCGTCCGTTCGTGCCGGTCGGGTACTACCCTAGAATCTAGGGTAGTATCCTTCGCCCATCGTGTGCCGATTGCTTCCGCCTTCGTCATTGCCCGGGCTTCGTGAATCTTTGCCATGGCAAGGGCCAGCCTTTGTGGCGTAGCGTTTCTCCTGTGCTTCTGCGTGTCCACAATTGCTTGCAATACATCGGCGCGCGATTCATATTCCTTTTCAATTACGGTGAATGGAAGCCCCAGGCGCTGGCATATGCCATAGCGGTTATGTCCATCCACAAGAATGGAATGGCCCTTCCAAACAAGTAGCGGCTGGTATGCTCCACCATCCTGGATTATGTCCGCCTCAAGTCCGGCCAATGTTTCCGCGTCCAGCGGGTCCATGAAGTCGCGAAACTCAGCGTCGATAATCAATTTCTGGCTTTCCATATCAGTTATCCTTTCCATGAATCTTGCAGTGACACCCATGACAAACATCAATCAACCCGTCCGCATTCCATTCAAAGGTTCCCCAAGGCGGATACTTGGTGTGATGAACTTCCGTTGATGGTTTGGCCTTGCACATTTCGCAAGTACCGCCGGACCTTCTCTTGGCAAGTAACCTGATTCTGTTGAATTCAGGGCTTGCCAGGTACTGGCGATAATTGGTGTAGCTCATTCAAACCCCGGAAAAAGAGAAGGTTGCTTGTAAAAATCAGGGGGCTTGAACGCATTGGAAAGGTGGAGTTTCGCCGGGGAAAAAACGTGGACGCGCCACTTGCCAGCGTGCAACCGGCTCTGCAAATGTTCTGGCCTGTCGCACTTGAGCAATTCAAGAAACCTTTTCTCGGAACGGTAACTGCCATCGCGCCCGTACTTTTCCTCCCCCCTCTCCATTCGCTTGTATGAATTGGCGCCCACGTATGAACTGATGGAAAAGTTTTGAGGTAAAACCTCCGAGACAAGGGCGCAATCGTGAATGGAGTCCAGGTCCGGTCTCGGATCAAAACATGCGTGGCCGATAGATCCAGCCAAAAACGGTTTTAATGATGGGCACTTGGTGAACAAGGACTGAATGGGGTAAACCATTCCAGACGTGGGGCAGTCTGCAAGAAGGCCGTCACTCCTCAAGCCGTCGCAAAGAGTTTCATACCTTCCAGGATTTACCTCAAAAGCGATTATCACGAACTCGTCGATGGTCCCGAAATCGCGCAAGAACTGGGTTGTTCTTGCCAGAACATTCGGCCTGCCGTCCTTGTCGATGTAGCCGCCAGCGGTAAGGTCCACGAAAACCTTTGTGGACCCTGGAAACATTCCGTTCATCGCCCCACAAACTGATTTGTGCGCCTCAGTAAACAGGTTGTATTTGAAGTCTGTTGTGTCACCCGAACCGTATTCTCTGGAATCGGCCGGTGCCCACACGGATTGAAACTTCTCCCACTTCTTTCGGCTTATCACAAAACTCCTCCCCGCAGATCTGGAACAACGCAATCCTTCCCACCGCCACAACCCCGCCAGCCTCATGGGCTGGTCGGGGTGGCGGTGGATCACGATGGCGGGGTGTCGTGACCTGCGTGGGAGGCTCCGGGGAATGAGCGACCCGGCCCGCCCTCACGCTGGTCCTATTCCCAGGGCATCTTCCCGTTGGATGACGGTGCCGCGGCCTGCGCCTTGGGCGCCTCCGCGGCGGGCTTGGCGGCGGACTTCAGCTCCTCCGCGTCCAGCGGCAGGTAGCGATGGACATCGATGCTGACGGTGCCCGGTTTGTCCTTGCGGTCCCGGCTGCGGATCTCCATGCCGGTCTCCCGGCCCTTCAGCTCGTTCAGGTCATCGACGATGCCGATGCTGCCGGTGGCCTCAAGCAGGCTCTTGATCCTGCCGTAGGCGATCTTCCTGGCGGTGGCGTTCTCCGCGTTGACCAGCAGGTTGTCGAACACCTTGCAGCCGTCGAACTCGCCACCCTGCACCTGGAATTCCAGGCTGACGTAGGACGGGCCCCCGGCCTTTGGCGTGCCCTCCCCCACCTCCATCAGCACCACCTTGTAGAAACCGGGCGGCACCGCCTGACGGGCTCCACGTGGCGTCTCAACCTTGTTCCAATCCATCCCTTTCAGGTTCATCAGACAGACCCTCCAATCTTCATCAGTGACACAAAAGTCTTCCAAGAAAGCGGATGCTCACCCGCCTCTATCCCCAGCCGGTTTTTTGCGATCACGGCGGGTGAGCCCACCGCCACAAACACCCGGTCTCCACCCTGCTGCCCGACACCCACCGCGAGTGTCCGGCCATCCTGCGTGGTCCTTGTAGCCGTCTTCAGCCGGGCGTGCAGCACCGCGTCCGACCTTTCAGTCAGCAGGCTGACGACATCCTTGTGAAGCCGCGGGCTTGTCCGGTCGTAGGTGGGCCCGGTCGGGTCCTCCACCTTGGCCGATGTCTCATGACCTATCAGCACAACGGGCAATCCCTTGCCCTGCACCTGCTCGATTGCCTGGAGCAGGTCGCGCCAGTGGGACACCGCCAGCTTGTAGCCGCGGCCGTACGGGATGGACTCGATGTTGACCGCGTTCTGGCCGGTGGCCACCATGTCCCAGATCAAACGCTCAAGGGAATCGATGCCATCGATCACCAGCCCCTTGTAGGACCCGGCCTGATCCCGGACAGCGCGGACGATGTCCAGCACCTGACCGAATCCCTTGGTGGGCACCACCCGCTTGACCGGCAAAAACTTGGTGCCGTTCTCGCAGTCAATCCACAGCGCCCCATCGAGGTCGGCCACCGCCGTGCTCTTGCCGACTCCCGGCGGGCCATACACCACCACCAGTGGGGGATGCGGCTGCACCCCGCTGGTAACCAACTCGTCCAAATTGACCATCTCTCGCAGCTCCTATTAGGATCTAAAAAGTTCCACCTACCGTAAAAAGCCCTCTATCCCACCTCCTCCCCCAGCTCCGCAATGATTTCCACAAACCACTCGGTAGGGTGCCGTTCGACGCCGGCCCAAGGTTTCGCCAGATTCCAGCACTGGCGCTGTTCAAACGGCCGCCATTCCCGAATCGACACCAGCAGCGCCAGCTTCCCGGAGCAGCGCCGGACCATGAACTTGGTGTTGTCGTCAAACTTAAGATCGTGGTTGTCCTGGCAGCCATGCGCCAACCAGTGGCAGTAGAAATCCAGAATCCACCTGGTCCACTGGTCATCCGGCTTGATGCCGGATGGGATGAGGTTTTCAAGCATTGGCCTTTCCTCCCTTGTTGAACGCCTTCTTCTGCTCCGACCTTCTCCGACTCTGCCTTCTCCAACTCTCGGACTTCACCTTCGTTTCCCTGGCGGCCGCGCATGGGGGGCAGCGTGACGGGCGCGCCCCGTTCTTGCAGACGATCACGATGCCACCGCATTCCACGCACTTCTGCCCGGAGTCGCTGACCAGATGCGGGAAAATCTGCACCAGCTTCGCCCGCTCAGCGCGGAGGGATTGGCTGGCGTATTGCTTGGAATAACCCATTTCCCTGCCGATGTCGCAGATGCCGAGCCCCTGTCGGATCAGGTCGCAGATCTTCTTCCCCCTTGCTGTCAGGTGCTCGTAGACTGCGTCAACCTGCTCACGGTTCTCCAATTGGGCCTGACCGTCATCCTCCTTTCCGAGACCCAGCATCAGGCTTCCACCGTCCTCGCCGCGCTCATCGTCCAGGGACAGCGCCCGCAAATCCCGACTGGCGCGCTTCGCCTTCCATTGGCCGTTAAGGTTGGAGCGGCGCAGGAACACCAGCCGCTCAAACAGCGTGGAGAGCGCGCCCTTCTCGGGAGAATGCCACGCCACCGCCTGACACAGGACCATGTGACACTCGGCCTGCCAGTCATCGACGCCCACTCCGTAGGGCGGCAAATACTTCCGGGCCATCAGGAAGGACAACCTGATGTTGTCCCGCACCTGCTGCTGACCGTACGGGGTCAGGCTGAAAAGAATCCTCTGCTTATCCATGCTTGCCGGTCCTCCAAGAATCGCGGCACTTGGTGCATACCGGCCTGCCGTTGAACTTCCCGCCCTGCCAGCGGACCCATTCTCTTTCCAGGTACCTGTTCGCCCCGGCGCAGCTCACATCG